ACGCCAAAAATGGCAAGAGTTGCTAAGATTTCCATATTCTAAGAAACGAGTGTAGTAATAGGAACTCCAACCAAAATAGTCATTAGAGTTCCAACTGCTAAGGCAGTGGTAGTGAAGTTCATTGATGCCTCCTAATTCATTACATAATTATATAGAGTATACTGTATCATAGTGATACACTTCTGTATCAACCGTATCAAAAATCAGTTAGGATATCAAAACCAGACCTTCTTTTGATGATGTTCGGGAACAATTCTTCCTAGAACAATACTTAACAACCCATCCTCAAATTCAACTGATCTAACTTCCGTGTCCTCTGCCAATGTCCAAGATCTGGTGAAAGATCGTTGAGCCATTCCTCTGTGGACATAAGTGGTTTCTGATTCGGTATCCTCTTTCTGTCCTTCGACAAAGAGTTTTCCGTCTTGTGTGTAGACATTTACTTCTTTCTTTTTGAATCCTGCAAGCGCAAGTTCTAGTCTTGATTCTACTGCGCTGACCGTAACTAGATTAAATGGTGGATAATTCTTCGTTGTTTCGTGGAGATTAAATAACCTATCGAAGTATTCATCCATTCCAATGCTATTCCTATTTATGCGTTCCATCAACGCAGGCAGGTCCGCAGCAGTATACCGTGCAAGGTTTCCCATGATTGTAGCTCCTTTAAAAGCGAGTTTGTGTTTTGTGGACCCCGAAGGCATCCATCATTATTTATAACAAAGCATAAAAAAACGAGGTAGGAACCCCGTAAATTTTTTATTCGGTTTCTTCCACCTTTTTCTTTTTAGATCCAATATTATATTTGGTCTCAAGAATCCAATCTTGCTTATCTTTATATGCAAGAACTTTAATTTGATTAAGTGGAGCAATATCCTGAATTGTATTTACATCAACAACACCAATCAGTCCCCAATCTGCAAGTAATTGTGCAATGCGATTACGACGTTGAATATCATTCAATGTTAGATTTGCATGTTTACCATCGAGGGCAAACAATTCTTTAAAATGAACAAGAAAATATCTACCTTGCTTATGAAGAATATGACAAGATTGATAGATCTTTTTTTCTTTTCTTGAAGCCACACCAATACGAGTTAAAGTTTCTCGCACTTTCAAAAAATCATCAGGTTCGTTAAGAATTACCTCTACCATCTGATCAGGTGACCATTTTACTTCAGGTTCCTGTACAACACTCATGCTCTTCCTCCAGTTTCAAATTTCAATTTAATGAATGCAAGTTGTTCTTTAGTGAGAATTCTCAAAGCCTGTTTTGCCTTCTCATTACTATAACCATAATAACGTTTGACATAATCTAGATCTTTGATCTTATCTTGTCGGATCCAGGGAGAAAATCTCTTCTTTTTCCTGACAATATTTAGCAAAAATTCATATTGAAGTTTTTTAGGAAGAAAATGATACTTATTCATTTCATTCACAAACATAATACAATCTAAATGCCCTGAAAGACAACGATTAACAATGTATGGAGGATATTCTTTTTCAATAGAAGAATCTTCATCAATAAGATGTTTCTTAGTTTGATTAATTGAGTTTAACCAGTCTTTAAGTTCCATAATTTAATTAAGAAGTCCTTCGTTTTTTAATTTATTATAGTTATAGCAACCATCAAAGGTCACTTGAATTTTAGGTTCTTTATCATAATTAAAAAGTACAAGTTCCTTACGTTCTTTTTGTTCTCGCATATACTCACCTACAGAACGCATGGTATATGTAAGATCAAATTCACCTGTTCGCCACCCATCAAATCTATCTTTGATAAGTTGAGATGAATTATAGGATACAAGTTGAGGACTAATAAAACGATCACAATCAGTAGCAAATTGATCATGGTCAAATCCCTTATGCATACTACCCCTTTTACCATAAAGATTACTTCCAATCTCATAGGGAGGATCTAAGTAAATAAAAGTTGATTTACTATCGCAGAGTAGTTGTTCATAACTAAGATTAGTTATCTTCCAATTCTCAATTATTTTAGTATATCCTGAGAGTTTTTCAATTCCTCGCAATGAGAAGTTGGAGTTACTTGCTTGTTTGCTGAAGGAACTGGATTCGGTGAGACCAGAAAAAGAGCACTTATTAACAATATAAAAACTGACAGCACGCTGTATAGTGTCATTATTGGATTCATCACTCAAATACTCCTTTGATTTTAAAAATAATTCTTTTGCAGATTCTGGTTCTGGATGTGTAGACTTTAGATCACACAACCTTTCATAAAGAGCATTACCATCATCCTGAAGAACTCTCCAAAAATTATATAGAGGTTCGTATAGATCGTTTACCCATACATCAAGATGTGGATACTTTTTAGTGATATGAATAGCAACACTACCACCACCTAAAAAGGGTTCATGATATTTTTCATAGTCACGAAGATCTGGAATATATTGATCTAGTTTTACGCAAGCACGGGATTTACCACCCGGATACCTGAGAGGTGTTTTCAGAGATTTCATAATCAATAATAAATTTATCTTTCAAGTGCCAGTGAATGTCATCATGCACTTGTTGCATTGCGTTGTGTTTGATTGCCCAATAGTCATCATCATCGTTGATGAAGATATTGACTTGGGTTTTAACATCAACTCTCAGGCATTTCATAATCAGGTTCATTATACTTCAAAAATTCCCAGAAGGTCAATTTCATTTCCTTATGGGTCATGCCACAATGTTTTGCTGCAGCAGGTAGAGTCATTTTAGCACGAAATAATGCTTCATTTGATTCTTGAACATTTTGAGGAGTAGTTTTTACTCTTGGTTCAACCAAGGCACTTTTGTCAATCTTTAGTAGTCCCATTAGAAAGTATTAGGATTAGCAGTATCTATAAGTTCTGTAAGATAATTCTGAAAACCCAGTGTGCTTTCTGCCATTACCCGATATCCAGTTCCAACATATAATTGTCCTAATAATACTGATGCTGTAGCAGTTCCCCAAAAAATATAATAGAACTTAGACTTAACCTGACATTTCTTAGTTTTTTTCATAATTACACAATTAGTTTTTTAGCATCTGGAGTAATCAACTTACTACCAAACATTTCATTGTACTTTTTACAGACATCTTCTTGAACTTCTGCAACATATACGATATGTTTACGATTTACTGTAATTTCAGGACTTTCATTACTAATCACAGTTGCCCATGGAGCAAATCCAACACCATTATTTGTTGGAAGAACTACCAGACCATTTTGAAGAGTAATAGTATCATCAGTTTCTTCCAAAACTTCTGCGATGATTTCTTCACCAGTAGTAATACGAATTAATTTACAGTTCATTTTTTAGACTCAAATTTTTTAATAAGACGTTCAGATTGTTTTTTGTCAATCCCACAAGGAGCATTTTTAAGGCATCTAACGATAACCTCATTATCGCATATAGTAGGTTTGATTGTAAACCCCCACTTGTCAACTTCACCTTCTACAGGGGCTTCGCATGGGTCGAATTCATGTGGCATTATTCAATACCTGGCGGGAAAGTGTCAATCTCAGTCAATTCATAGTCCCAGTCTTCCATGACTGTATTAGCAAGAAATCTATCAGATAGCATTTCTAACTCTTTCTCAGCATACTCTCTAGTCTCTGCTTCCAACCAAACATCAACTACCTTACCCAATCTAAGTTTTTTGATATCTAACTCAGACAATCGCTTACAGGCATCTCTCACGGCATTGCCAGGAGAGTCATCCACCTGTGATCGTAATCGGATGAATACTAGTGCTTTAAACTTCATTTAAATTCACACTCCACCATAATCTCAGTAAGGCAGGCAAGCATATTTATCTCTTGGTCAGCAACGAATGCTGCCTGATACTGATACTTAGCAAGAACGAGCACAGCAGCAGGAATACTATTGTTTTCAAGGGAAACATAGCAAGCATCGTAAATACGACGCAAAAGTACAGTAGTATCGTTGTCCAAATTAGAAACGATCCACTTACGAACTTCCGCAAAGTTCTTGGTTTTAAGGTTCTTAATAAGATCATTTACTGCAACATCTGAGAACGAGGCAAGAATACCCGAATCAATTTTACCACCCACGGAGTATCTTTGACATTCGTTGAGGACTCTTCTCCAATCGGGGAAGTGTTTGTTGATGAGCTCAACAAGTACTTTGTTTTCGTATTGAACTCCTTCTTTGTCGAGGATTTCTTGAGTCCGTTTAAAAAACTGGGCAGCAATTGTTTGTCGGTCTTTTCCCTTAATTCCAAATTCAACGACGGCACAACGAGAATGGAGGGGTTCAAGGATTTTGTTTTTGTAGTTGCAGGTGAAAATGAATCTGCAATTGCCAGCGAACTCCTCAATAAACGCCCGTAAGAGGAGTTGTACATCATTGGATGTGTTATCAGCTTCGTCAATGATGATGACTTTGTGTTTAGAATCTGACGTAAGCGATACGGTCGAAGCGAAATTCTTCGCATTGTTTCGGACAGTATCAAGGAATCGTCCCTCATCGGATCCGTTGATGACATATACATCTACTCCAAGTTCATTACAGAGTGCTTTTGCCACTGTTGTTTTACCGATGCCTGGAGGACCGGCAAGTAGCATATTAGGTATCTCTCCCTTATCTAGGAAAGATT